GAGCTGACTAAAAACCCGCTCAAGGCGTTTGACGATCTGCGCGGCTCGCTGCGCTGGCCCGGGATTGATGACACATTTTTCGTGGCAGCGACGAACCCCAATGGAAAATATTTCAAATGGGTACGTCAGGCGTGGGTAGAGCGCGACTTTACCGGCCCGATTGCGCATCTCGCCAAGATCGCCGATCAGTTTAGTTATGTCAAGGCGTTACCGGAAGATAATCCGTATTTGAACGATGATTATTGGACGATGTTGAACAGCCTGCCGCGGCGCTTGCGTGAAGCCTGGCGCGATGGCTCGTGGTATGTGGCGGTCGAAGGGCTCGTGTTCGACTCGTTTGGTGAGGCCAACATCACCAATGAGGAGCCTGACCCGAATCTGCCGATTGAACTCGGCATCGATGATGGATACATCGACCCACGGGCGACGTTGTTTGTTCAGAAGAAGGGCACCCATATTCTTGTGTTCGATGAACTGTACGAGACCAAGAAATTGGAAGAGGAGACCGTTGACAACATAGTCGAGCGGTGCGAAGAACGCTATGATGGCAAACTGCCAGAAATTGCGGCGGTGAGCCATGAGGCGACATCGCTCCGCAGGCGTTTGCGTGAAGCCAACATTCCGGCGCGTAACTGGATGGCCGTCAAGGCCGGACGCGCCAAGAGCACGCGCAAACAGGCGATCCAGGCAACGCGAGCCCTGATCCAGGACGGCAACCAATACCGAGCCCTGAAAGTGCATTCGCGGTGCAAGAATCTACTTGATGAGATCACAAGCGGCTATCGCAACAAAGAAGATCCGGCCGGCGGCTACCAGGACGAACCGCAGGATGGTAATGATCACGCCTGCGAGGCGTTGGAGGGCTGGGTTTGGTTGCGAGCGCGCCGGTATGTGCCACAAGTTGAGGAAAACTAATGCTTGAAGATTTTCTCGTCAACCTGCTAATTTGGTTACAGCGTGCAGCGCTTTGGTTGCTGATTGCTGGGCCCTATGTTTTGGGGATTGTGGCGGGGTTGGCGGTGCGACTGTGGCGACTGTGGCGAGCAGCGGTAGTTGAAGGTTATCAAACTGGAGTAGGGAATGCCTAGTCTTTTGCGACGAGTAATCACACGGGCGCGCAAATCCGCACTCTATGACCGGCATCCGGAGCTTGAGGGGCGTGTGCATCTCTACTCTGGCGACGGTACCGGCACCCGGCAGCGATACAGCGACCGCGACAATCCATATTTCTACCGCATCAACACCTGGGCCCGCGTCGCTATCCGGAAGGCTGCGGACAACATTGCCCCTCTACCGGTGCGCGTGATAGACGGCGACGGCGAGCCTATCGCCGGGCACCCGCTGACGCGCCTACTCTCCGAGGTCAACGACACGATGGCAGCAAGCGACCTGTGGCGAGAGTGGACAACGGAGATGCTGCTGCAAGGTGAGTGCGGCCTGGAGCTGGCGCCGGACGGGCGCGGGCAGCCGCTGGAACTGTGGACGCGCCAAAGCCACCAATTCAACGTGCGTTTGGAGAACGGTGGGCGCCGGTATCGCAACATCGTCGGATTTTTCGTCGATGATAACCGGGGCGATCCGTACCTGGTGCCCAACGATGATTTCATTCATACCAAGTTCTATAATCCCGAAGAGCCATTGCGGGGCCTGAGTCCTATGAGCGCGGTGCGCAGCGGTATTCTGATTGATGAGTTTGCGCAGGCGTGGACTGGCGACTTCTTCCGTAACCAGGCGAGGCCAGACTTTGCTGTCGTGACCCCGCAAGGCGTGACCAAGACTGAGAAAAAGCGTATCGAGGACACGCTGGCAGCAGACCACGGTCAGCGGCGCTCTCATAAGCCGGTAATCCTCGAAGAGGGCCTGATCGACATCAAGCCACTTAACCTGGCGCCCAAAGACACGTTATGGCTTGAGCAACGCGAGAAGAGCAGCGAGGAAATTCTGGCGGTGTACGGCGTGAGCCCGGAGCTGGCGGGCCTGGGTAACCGCACCTATGAGAACATGCCCGAAGCGAAAAAGGCGCTTTGGGAACTGACGCTCGTTCCGCTGGTTGGCAGCCGCGACGACTGGCTCACCGAGTTCTTCCGCAGACGCGGTGACCTGGCCCCCAGCGAGAGTATCGCTACGGACCTAAGCAAGGTCGAGGTACTCCGTGAGGACGCAGGAAAAAAGATCGAGCAGGCGGTGAAGTTGATTCAAAACGGTACGCCGCCGAACCTGGCTTATCAAACTGTCGGCATGGATCTGGTGATTGACGGCGGCGATGTGGGTTATATGCCCATCAACATGGTGCCGGTCGGAGAGTCACCCTACCTGGCGCGCACCCCAGAGCCCCCCACCAATACCGAGCAGGCAGCCGTTCCACGGGCAACAAAGCAGGTAGATCCATGGGAGTTCGGCGGCGACCTGCACCGCAAAACGTGGCAGCGCAAGCAATTCAGAATTGCACCGTTTGAGCAGCGGATGAAACGGATGCTAAAGAAGGAGTTCCAGCGTCAGCAGGTAGAGATAGGACGTGCACTACGCAATCAAAACGATCTGGGGCGCGCTGCTGATCTGGAAACGAAAGAAATCAAGATGAATCTCTTGCAGCTGTTTGACTTGCAGCAGGAGAAAGAGCGTTTTCGAGCAACCTTTCGACCGCTGCTTCTGGCGGCACTGGAAGCGGTTGGGCAAGAGGAGATGGACGGGCTCGGTATAGAGATGGCGTTCGATGTGGACCGGCCCGAAGTGCGCGGCGAGATGGCGGCGATCCTGGGTAAGTTCTCTGAGAAAACCAACGACACGACATTCAACGAGCTAACGGACTTGTTTACAGAAGCGGAGGCGCAAGGCGAGACAATCCCCGACATGATGGAGCGCCTATCCGCCTATTTCGAGGGGCGCAAATCAGACTATCAGACAGAGCGGATTGCGCGCACGACCATGACCGCGGCCAACAGCGCGGGCGACGAAGCGGCCTGGAGTCAGTCGGGCGTTGTGAAAGGCTCTCGTTGGCTCACGAACATCGACGGACGCGAGCGTGATGCACACCGAGAAGCACATAATCAGACGGTTGGTTTGGGACAGATGTTTGAGGTGGGCGGCGAGATGCTAGCTTTTCCAGGCGATCCAGCCGGTTCTCCTGGGAACATTATCAACTGTCGATGCAGTAGGGCAGCAGTGCTGATAGGAGAGGACGTATGAGACGCAAAAATGTTGATATTGAGCTAGTGAACCAGAACGCAAACGGTGGGCGCATCGTGATCAACACCGGCGCTGTGGACCGTGACCGTGACCGCGTGCTCCCCCAGGGCGTTAAGCTGGATAACTATATGAAGAATCCTGTTGTCCAATGGGGGCACAATTACCGCGATCCGTGGGCAACCGTGGGTGAAACGCTCAACTTGGAGATAAGCGACGGCGGCATTGTGGCTGATTTCTCGCTGCGTCAACCTGCAAGCGAGAGCGATCCGATGCACGTTATCCGTCTGCTGTGGGAGCAAGGCCTGATCCGCACCGCAAGTGTGGGCTTCGACCCGCTGGAATGGGAAGAGAACGAGGCGGGCGGCTACGATTTTACGGCCTGGGAATTGCTGGAATGGTCGCTGGTCCCCGTACCCGCGAACCAGGAAGCGCTACGGCTGGCGGTAAAGGGACTTACCCCCAATACCGAGCTCGTGACCGACAAACAGCCCGAACGGTACTCCGATATTGACTTCACCCCACCGGAGGGCGTGCGAGAGGCCTGTCGAGTTGGTATTCGACAAGTTGAAGACGGTCTGGGCGGCGATGGACTAGAAGATGCCACGATACGCGAAGCGCGAGCGATGGCGCGGGGCGAGGACGTTACCGTCGCAAAGGCGAAAAAGGGTTATCGGTGGTGGGCGCGCAATGAGCGTTTTTTGGAAGCGGAGGACGACAGTCCCGCCGATGTCGCTGCCAATTTATGGGGCGGGCGGGCGGGTCCTGGGTTTTTCAACCGTCTTTATGAGCAAATGGAGGCGGCAGACGAAAAACAATATGAGGTTCCCGACGCACCTAAAAGCGTCGATAACGAGGCCGAGGCAAACAACAATGATGATAACAAACTACCGCCGGATGAGGTCTCAACTGTACTGGATGAATTGACACAAGCACTCAAACCACTCAAGGAGAAATACAATGTCTGAATTGGAGAAACTACGGCAGGAAGTATCTGAATTGCAACAGGCGATCAAGGCGCACGCCGATGACCGTGCGACCATTGACATGGAGCAACTGGAGACGGCACTTAAGGGCCTGATGGGCCGTATGGCTGCCAAGGAAGCCGACCGGAAGGCGCGACGTCACGGCGAGACTGAGGACGTACCCGCCGCTGGCAGCAGGGCACAGCGCGAGGCCGTCAAAAACTACGCGGTTCCCGACGGCAAGTACAGGGGCGTGGACGCCTTTGGGCTGTGGGTGGCCAAGGAATTGGCCCGCAAGGGCGCGATGCCTCGCAGCAAGGAGCTGGTTGAGGCCATTCAGAAAGCCGACATGTCCACCACGGACGCGGTGGGCGGCGATCTGGTCCCGACGATGCTGGCGGGCGAACTGTGGGACAATTTCTTCCTCCAGTCGCTGGTCGTGCAGAACCTTGGCCCGATGATTCCCATGCCCTCCAGCCCCTACGAGATTCCGATTTGGGGCGAAGTGACGTGGTATAAAGGCAGCGAGAACACCGCCACGACCGCAACGCAGCTCGCGACCGATAAGCCGGTGATGACCGCAACCGAGATTGTGGCCGAGGTGGATTGGAGCTACACGCTGGATGAAGACGCAATCATCCCGATGTTGCCCAACTTGCGCAGCAACATTCAGCGCAGCGGCGCGGAGAAGATGGATGCCTTTGTCCTCAACGCAGACGCGACCAACGCCGGTACGGGCAACATCAACAGCGACGACGCGGACCCCGCCGATACCGAGTATTACCTGAGCGACGGCAAGGACGGTATCCGGCACTATTTCCTGGTGGACGATACCGATCAGGGGGTTGATGCTGGTGGCGATGCACTGACCGACACCGACATTAAGAATGCCCTCGCCAAAATGGGCAAATACGCGGTGCGGCCCTCGGACTGCTTCATGATCCCCGACGTGAGCACCTATCTCAAGGGACTCATGGGCTTGGACGGCGTGCAGACGCTGGA